ACTTGCAGCTTCAGGTAAACCTTGCTCATTATATTGTCTCTTAAGATCTGCAATTTCTTGCTGTCCCTGAGTATAGTTTGCCTGTGCTTCCTTTAAACTAGAAAACCATGCGTCAACATCGGTGAAGTTCTCAGGAACCGGTTGTCCTGTGGACTCTACATAAGTTTTAAAGGCCTTTTTCTCAGCCGTAATTTGAGGGGAATCATCAACTTTTGTTGGAAATGTAACCGATTGAGATTCTTGAGTTCCTATATTAAGCTGAGTCCCGTCAGAGGATTGTTCAACTTGTTCATTAGTCATAAATCATATACTCCTTGTTTTTAAAATTCTTAACGACCGCCGCCTTCGGCTGCGGAATATGTTCGAGTTACCGCACCCGATTTATTAGTTTTAGCAGTACTACGGCCCTTTTGAACAGATGCTACGCGGGTTGCTCCTTTTCCACTTGCACCTTTTCCACTCGTACCTTTTCCACTCTTACCTTTTCCCTTCTTACCTTTACGTTTCTTCTTCTTATCCATATTAATCTCCTTACGCAGGGGTACCTGCTCTTGGTGGATTTGTTTTATAGGGATGATCATTATGTAAATAAGAGGTCACAGCATACTTATGTGCTAAATACCCCTCAATACTCTGTCTATCATCGTCACTTAGTGTCCCATTATAGAATGTTATCTCATATATATCACCAGTAAAACCTGTGATTCCTAGTCGATCAGCGGTAGCATGTTCTCTTGCACCTATAAAGAACTGTTGGGAGTTATCTATATCAACAGTTTCTGTTCCTGTGATATCTGGATCATTTACAGATATGCTTGCATGTCTCATAAACTGATCTCCGCCTGACCTACCGATAGTCATAATTAGTGGCTGTGTTTGGTCAACTGTCGCATTTGCCTTAGTAGCTGAGCCATTAAAGTATACTTTATAGCTATCATTACCAGATTCTTCTCTAACACTTAAAGCAAAGTCTCTCGTACTATCAGAACATAACACATGTTTTTCACTCGTTCCTATAGTACCAAACTCTACAAGCATTGTAATTGCAAAGTCACCTGTACCGGGATCTAATTCTCCGTCACCAGACTCATCTAAAGAATAAAGATATTGTGTATCAGCGAACTCCATTCCTTTGAATCCATTTAGTTCTGGAGTGAACGTAGGGTTACTTGCTTCAGTATTTGTATTCTCCCACACCACACCATTACCTGATCTATCGTTTGCTTGAACACAAATATCAGCATCAGAGGCAGAAGGATTTAGGTATTCAGGTAACAACCAACATGCTAAGTATGTTGAGTCAAGTTCTGCTGGTGTCCAGATAGGTCCTAGTTTAATATCCCACGATGTATCCCAATCCTCAGGAAGTTTGAAGCTTCGGTTAGTAAATATATCTTCACGAACAGAAAGAATAAATTCTCTAGTACCTTTATTAAGCATCTCAGAATGGTTAGCCTTTAGAATACTAGTAGTATCATTACCAATGATCTCTAGTGTTTTTAAAGGTGTTCCTATATCCATATCAAATCCTTCCAGCTAACATATTAAAAGCAGCAGTACATATTACACTGAATATGAAAGTAGCAGCATATACTTTAGTATCTAATACAGCAAGCTTTCTTTCAATCACAGATAATCTTTTATCTATAGTTATAAGACGCTTGTTTGTTCTCTCTAGCTCATGTACCACATGTACCTTATAGGTTTCCCATCCGTTTTGTTCTTCCATATCATCCACCAGCCGTATGCTTAACAGTTAATATTCCTGTAGTAGAGCCAAGGTTGCCACCATTAGAGTTTACAACCCATCGAATATAAGGTGCAATAGCAGTAGGAAGGGTTACTGAAACAAGCTTAAGACCTACTACATCAGCGGCAATATCTGCAATTACTTCTGTAGTAGGTGTCCATGTAAACCCATCAAAGGATTGTTCATATCCCAAGTTGCAAGGTACTGCATCTACAGCCCCACTAAAGAGGGACACGGGGAGTATATCTGTAATACGATTAAAGGTACTGTTGTATGAAATCTTTGCAGTATTTCCTGTAGTACCGGCGTCTGTATGAGAACACACAATTCGACCATCAGTAGCAACAGCTGTTATACCCGGAGCACCATTAGCGTTATCAGAAATCAGAGCAGCTAAATCATAAGCAGCCCAGTAAGCACTATGAGCACCATTGAATGTACCAGAAGCATAGGATCGTGTAGTATCTACACCTCCAGTAAAAGCAGTAGGAACAACTGTACTTAATGCATCATCAAAAGCAATGCCACCAGTGAAATCTACCTTGGACATCCCATCAAGCGGGTCTGTTAGGGTAATTGTGGTATTACCAGCTGCACCACTTGTAGCTTGAGTAATAGTTACTACCCCTGTGTCTACACCACCAGTGAAATTTGTCTTGGACATGCCAGCAGTTCCGCTGTCTGTTAGAGTAATTGTAGTATCACCAGCTGAACCAGATATAGCCTGAGTAACAGTTACCACAGCCCCATCTACCGTAGCAGTAAATCTATCTCCAGCTGGACCCGATCCGGTATTGATAACATTCATTAAACTAGTGGCGGTAGTATCGTTGTCAGTAGAGGCGTTCCATGTCCCCGACACAGAACTATGGTCTCCACAGTAGAAATTATAGTTAGTACCATCAGTAGCAACTAGGTTTACATTGTCGCTACCAGCACTGCCGTCACCGTTAAGTTCGGTGAAGTCTGTAATAGTTATGGTTGCTGTCGCATACGATGTTACTGTCGCAACAGTAGCAGTGAACCTATCTCCCGATGGACCCGATGCAGTATTAATAACATTCATTAAATTAGTAGCCGTGACAGCATTGGAAGTTGTGGACTCCCACGTACCGGCGACTGAGCTTTGATCACCATTAACAAAATCGTAGTTATTGGTATCGGTAGCAATCAGGTTTACTTTATCTCCAGTATTTAGTTTGGTAAAGTCTGTAATAGATACAGTACCTGTAGCAGAAGTAGCTGATTTAGCTATAGCTGTATTACCAGCTGTACCCGGTACTCTTTGATACAAAGAAACCTTGCCTAGGTTAGCGGTGGCATCGGATTCTGAATTCACATTAAAAGAAACATCCATCAAGTTACCAGAAACTGTACTACCGAATCCATTCTCGGATAGTATAGCAGCACCTAAGTTAGCAGCAGCATCTTCGGCCTTAGCCTCATCTGTTGCAGCACCGGTATCATAGATACTAAACCCTACATTAGATCCCACAAGATCACCATTAGTATGACCGATGGTAGTTCCTTCAAACGTTTTAGTAAGAGTAGTGCCATCTCTCTTAAGGGCGGATAGAGTAATAGTCTGCGCAAGTGCAGCACCCTCGTCGAACTCGAACACAGCCGAAGCAACTTCCCCACTCATATCTCGTGCAAAAGTTCTAACTGTACCATCAGAGGACTCAAAGGTAATAGTAGGGGTGATTGTTTGTACAGATTCAAGATCAGCCTTTGTAGCACTTAACGTAAAGTTATTAGTAGCGGATGATCCAACTGTTCCACTAGAAGAGAAAGCTGTTTTAATATCCACACCTACTAATATATCCACACCTCCACCAATAGAAGTACCTTTAAGCTGGGCTGTCTGTGTACTTAATTTGGCTGTTGCAATTTTATTTGTGGCACTTGAAAGACTTGTAGAGGAGGAGGTTTCAAATACCCTTACCCCCTTGGTAGTCGTTTGGGAGAACCCGAATGATTGTGAATCTGTTGTGATTGGCATTTACTATACTCCTTGCATCTGCTGCATTGCTTGCTGAATTCCAGCCCCACCGGTTTGCTCTATGTCTTGCTGAGCAGCTTGGGCCATAACCTGTTGTGCCATTTGATTGGCAGCTACTTCATTTTGTTGAGCACCTTGAATCTGTCCCTGTGCTTGAGCTAGTTTAAGCTGCTCTTCCCTTGCTTGTTCTTCTGTCTTAACCCAAATATCTGAGTTGAAACCAAGAGAAGTAATCAAAGCTTTACCATACTCATCCCACCTAAACATAGCAGCCGCAGGTTCTGGTAAGTTTCGTACCATCTCCCCCATCTGCATAAGCTTTTGTAAATCAGAGTCTCTACTTAATGCCTGAAGACCAGTTACGATCTCAACATTAAGGAGTCCTTCTTCTACACTAAACATTTCTGCTAACCTTTGATCGACATCGCCTTCAGAGACCATAAGGAATACAGTGCGAGAAACTATAGGTTGCATAAGATCCCGAGCAATAGCAGAGAACGCCCCACCTAATACATGCTCAAGTTCCTGACCAATCATCCTAACGGCTGTGGCAGTGACTCTCTCCCCTTGAGGAATACTAGCACTATCTAAAAGGAATGCTCTACCAATTTCTTGACGAAGGATATTAACACCTGACTGTGTTGAGGAAATCTGAGGATTCATTGTAGTAGCTGGGGACACAACGTGTACTTCATTAGGCCTTGCACCTATCCATCCACCAGTTGGAGTCCCATTAATATCATCAATCTCAGCCATGCCCGTAGGATCAACAGCCATCCAGAAGATAGAGGAGGCTGTAATACCATTAATCAAACCCTCAGTAAATCCCTCAAGAGTTTTGATGTCACCTATAAGATCTTCACAATGACTACGACCATAATTCTCACCGGGAATACCGGACCAACGTAGTACAACGAATGGAGGCACCGTAAATTCACCAGAGTTTATAGTGTTCCCTTCTTTATCTTCCGTCTTAGATACCCATACATTTCCTTCTTTACACATCTTGGTATACAAAGGACGATACCCTTGTCTATTATCCATATCTAAACTAGAAGTAAACATCTCTGCATTGTTCATCTCTTCTGGTATAGATTCATATTCTTTATAGATAACTTCCTCTACATCACCATATACATTTCGTCGGACAACAAATCTATCTATTCTAATAATGCGATAATTCATATCATCTTCCATGATAACCATCACATCACCAATTACAATAAGGTGTTGGAGAAGTTGATAAATAGTTTCTCGTAGATTTCCACCACTTAATTTATTATATACCTGATAACTTAGATTACTTAAGTAGGAATCTACTTGAGGTTCTGGTTCCATACCTGTCGATAACTCAAACCTAAAGAATGGTGAGTCGTTCAACGGTAATAAAGCACTAAGCATTCTACTTGCCATAGCCGTGACACCCCGAGCAGCTGTAGAAGAATAAGGTTGTGGTAATTGCTCTTGTTCCGTCCAGCCCTCTGGTGGAAGTATAGAAGGAACGGTTAGACTAGAGCAATATCTTGCACGTTCTAGTTTACTAGACCTAAGGGCATCTAGTGTTCTAAATCTGTCCGCTAAAGATGTCATAGTTTATTACTCCGGTCTTGTTTCTTCGGTTTGGTTGTTTTCTTCTTGTGAAGCACCCAAAGCTCCCCACATTCCAGTAATCCTTCGCTCTCGATCAGCCATTGCCGCTTCTTGTTCGCTATCAATATACTCAGCAGCAGCACTTTCTTGTGCTTCAATAGCAGCAACTCTATCAGATTCTTGTCTCTTAGTAAGCTCCATTATTTCTGATTCTTGAGCCTTCCTTTCTCGTTCCATCTTCTCTTGGAACTCCCTAGCTTTGGCATCACGCTCTTCAGCCATCATATTTTCTTTCTCTAATAAAGCAGTACGATCTCCTAAAGATAAGCCTTGGGGCATATCAACACCACCAAAAAATAAAGGATGTCTTCGGATATTACAACTCATTAGATAGGCCTCCTGGGTATAGTATCTCTGTCAGTTTCTCCCACGCCTCGTTCTTGTTGGGATACATTAGATGGGATAGTAGGTTGTACTCTAGCTTTCTTAACACGAGAGGCTATCTTATTTTTATCATAACCAGATTCACTGGAAGGTTTTTCTCTCAACTTTTCTTGAAAGGCCTTAACATTTTCCTCGTGAGTCTTATCACCCATAAGTTTTTCTTTAAGAAAAGTCTTTTCCTGAGACTTGAAGGCTTCTTTTTGCTCTGCTTGTAATGCCTTCATTCTCTTCTCCGCCATTACTCGTTCCTTTGCGTTAGAAGAGTTCATCATTTTCAGAAGCATTGCTTCTTCTGCTGCCCACTCTGCTTTTAACTCTGCTGTTATCCTTGCTGTCTCTTCCTCTTTAAAATCAGGATGGATTTCTTTAACACCTAATACATCAGAGACTACAGAAGCTACTCCATCAAATATATCACTAAAAAATCCCATATTATGCTCCTTTCCTTTGTAAAGATATTAATTGTTCAATAGCTGTGATCGTTTCTTCACGACCATATTGTATAGCAAGCAAGCGGACCAGCTCATCATTCGTCAGTGTTGGATCGTACCTTGGACTTGGAAACTTTTTTCTTAGGTACAGAATTAGATCCTTGTCCACTAGCGATAGTTGTTTCCAGCTCATTTAAACTCTCCTGAACAGCATCAAGTCGTACTAAGATTTCTCTTACACACAGAACGATTTCTGCGGGCAGTACTTGCCCACCCATTCCAATCTTACGTTTGATTGTTTCAAAATTATGTTGCATAAATATTCTCCGTAATGTCTATGACCTCACAAGCACCGCCATGGCAGGCAAGTTCTTGAGAACCGGTGGTCATATCTTCAGTTTCATACTTAGATAAACCATCCCAATCAATTGAGGCTGGCACTTGTTCTACTATACGATCATATTCAGCTTTACTTATAGCCTCAAACGGGGCTTGATCGTACACACTATTATCATAGGGAAGGAACGATACTCCGCTCACATACTCCCAATTAGTCCATACCCACTGACCTGTCTCAAGGAAACTGTCATCAGTATAGGACACAGTAATACTAGGCTTATGATCACACCATGTTTTTTGATACTCAAGCCATAGGTTGAGGTGTTTAACAGGATCAGTTTCTTCTTGTATTACACACCCTGTTGGTGAAGCAATTGGAAAACTAAAGATCATGGTCTTGTCTGGTGTTGCCACACAAGGTTCACAAGGAACTCCCTGATCAATCATAAACTGACAGATCGGATCCTTTATATCAATACGTGCTCTTCTTATATAATATAAAGAGTATCGGGGATGCATACCAGAGGATGTTCCAGCAACACAAGAGGTTGTCCCACTTGGCTTACAGCATGTGATAGCCTTGCTTGGGCTAATACCAAGCTTCTCAGCCCAGATAAGATTAGTCTCTTGAGCCACATCCTTAAGTTTCTGAAGGGTCCACCGAAGCTTAGGAGTTCCAGCTAGCCCACACATCAAACCATTGTCGTAGATCCCTGTGAAAGATACACCAAGTAAGCGTTCTTCTTCGCAGTTCTTTCTCCAAGCGTCGTCAAGATACGTGAACTTCGTACAAGCTGATTGGATTGTACCGAGGATAGTAGCGTATGCCACCTTGGCAGACAGTGACTCAAGGTCATCGTGTGCTCTAACCACAACCTCTGTTAGGTTACAGAACTGTTTTGGTCGGAGAATGATTTCAGAACAAGGGTTAGTACCAAAGTCAATACCTTCTACTTCTCTTCCTGAGCGTTCAGCTAACATAGTTAAACATTCTCGATTACATATACCCCGCTCTCCAGAGCGTGAGTTATACATAGCAGACCACTCATCAAGGAACTGAGACAACGATGGTTTACTGTTATAAACCGCTGAGTTATTACTCAATCGTCGATGACCAGAGGCTTCCCACCATGGACCTGACTTAGCAGTAGACATATCTCTATCGTGAAGATCGCTAAGAGATATCAGAGCTGACCTGCGTACAGCACCAGCAATAACAATCTCTCCAGTCATACATATAATATCATGGACCTCAATAGACGATAGGTTGCGGCCCTTAGCCTTCTCGAATACCTTTACTACATATCTAAACAGTTTTTCCAGAGGCTCTGGGCCACTGGATCTGCCTCCAAATGTCTTGAGGCGGGCACCAGCCGGTCTTATGGAGCTTGTGTCCCACGTTGGATGGATCCCTGAATATAGATTAGCAAGCAGCAGTCTATAGGAATCTGCCCACCCTTCTCTGGAGTCAGGGACTGTGATAATCATCTCGTGATCTCGGGTAATATCCTCAGGGACTTCAGGTAGTTCATTTACTACACTTGACTCACAAGAGAATCCAACACCGGTCCCACAGCACAAGACATACATCACATCAGAGAAGGCTCGGATGTTATTGATAGGGATATATGAGCAATTATACATACACACATCATCCACATCAGCAGCAGGGCCAGCAGTCATCAAGGCTCTCATTGAAGGAAAGATTTCCCGATTGAGCGTGGCATCACGCAAGTCAGCAAGCTCTCCAGTTAAATTAAAACGGTTCTCAATGTAGTCATAGTACCGATCTACACATTCTGTCCACGTTTCTCGTCTACCTTTCTCATCATTCCAGCGGCAGTATTTGCTTTTGGTAATGAATTGTTGGAAAGTATCCATAAATATTTTCTCCTGTTAGTCTTTATACCCCACCTATAGGTTCCCATAGGTGAATCTCTTCTTTTTCTATATCATAAGTACCTTTAGATAGGATCCTTACACACCTAGCCATAGCAAGAGCTAAGCTAAGGTCATCTAAATCACAAGTATCCTTCGGTCGGTATCGATCTGTACAGTATAACTCAAAAATGTGCTTATGTCTATCCTCTATACCCCATTTTTTAAGAAAAGATTTAGCACGCTTAGGTCCAATCCTCCATAGACCGGGGATACAATCCGTGTTATCCCCTGTCATCCACTGAATGCAGAAGAATTCCTCTGCCTCTTCTTCGTCTATATACATAGGGCAGTCTTCCTTGAAGGGATTATAATGCCAACCTGAGACACCCCTAAGATCCTTATCAATAGTAATAGCTATTGAATCTTGGGCGTGCATACCCATGATATCATCAGCTTCTATCTTAGGGTACTGCATCCAGCAATATACATCTTTAATGTAATCACGTACCTCAATCAGTAACTCAGGCTCTGGTTTAGTTTCCCTGTTCTTTTTATAATTAGGCCAAATTTCTCTCCTAAAATTCTCAGCCCTCTTACAAGACAAGGCCATCCAGAACTCCTCGGTGTCAGCAGGAAGCCAGAACTCTAACATCTCCTCAATGATATAAGGTATGCGGGCAGGATCACCGACCTCAGCCTGAAGAGCACACCTATAGGCGATGATATCAGCATCAACTATGGCGGTCGTGGGAGGAGAAATAGACTGTATCGTCTTCTTCTTCTTCGTCATCTTCTTCTTCTTTATTTAAATCATCTAAGAATATATCTATTAACTCACTAACAATCTCTGCGGATTCTAGTTTAGTATAATTATTTTCAGCCTGAAGACCTATCCATATAGGGGCCATAGTTCTTACACGCTCCTCTAAGGTTTCTATACACTCACCATTCGTAAGTACATATTTAAACAAAGATAATAAATCATCATCTCCATTTTCAATAGCAGTAGCCATAGCCTCTGAGTGGTGTGTTCTCCACGTACCCTTCATATCATCTAGGTTTCTTTTACCCGGACTAACGAAGATAGTACAAGCCTTGTGTTTCTTTCCAATAGAAAGCTCATTCTCATATCGACAATCATCTGCAATTACAACTCTCTGCCAGTAAGGTTTGTTTTCTTTAAGATCCGAAAGCTCCTGCTCGTACTCCTTAAGTAACTTCTCTTCAAACTTCTTCACCCAATAGTTGGGATCCTGTTCTCTCTTTAACGCACCATGAACTTGGCAAAACTCTCTGTATTCATTTGGTTTATCTTCTTTAGTAAAGCCCCTGTTGTTTGCTTCCCCCTTCAAAGGACCAGCGAAGGGAAGTATGACAGGTTTAAATCCAAGGTCAAACGCTTGCTTCGCTAATAGGTTTGCCAAAGTTGTTTTTCCAACCTTTGCTACGCCAGAAATGATTATCAATTCCATTCTCTAGCTCCTTATAAAGTGTGTGTGGTGCTACGTGTAGGTTATTTTTGTAACCACACATTCTCAGTATGTAACTAATTGCCAAAGCACATGTCATTGGTACATATGTTTTTGAAAAGAATCTTCCTACCAATAACCAGTAAATATTCTCTTTAAAGGAAGACATTTTAAACTCTGGCCGATCAATGAACCAAGACATTTGGGATATACTAACTGGTGCTATTCCTAGGTCAATAGTTTTGAAGTCAGGTATTCTCTTCTGTTGGCTTACCAACCATTCATATCTTTTATATGGTACCAGAAACGAGCCCCGTTGTCTATTGATAACTACTGCATATTTCTCATCTTCTTGTTCAAAAGTTAAGAAGCAATGAGCAATTCTCTGGCAGGTCATAGCCTGATAAAAACGTGTGCGGGTGTCGGCTTGAAGTGCAGTCTTGACAACAAAGCCAGCCGAAACACAAGTCGGTGTAAATGCTGGTAACATCATTGGTACATGATTGTCATTCCCAGCATAGTTGCAAGGGCATGCTCAATCTTAGCACCTTCTGATTTTTCCCAGCCGTTTAGCATATAGACAGCATCACACTTAAGAACATCTTCAAGATCTCGTCGCATTACAATGCGAAGTCCTTCTTTGGACTCAAGCTCTTGATCCGTCATGCCTGATTGGTCGTCAAACTTAGATGGATTGAATGTTTTATAGATACCTACTTCGGTTAAGTGTTTGTCTGCGTTAGCAAATGCCTTACGATTAAAGTTTCTGATCCCTCGCATGGGACCAGCAATATAAATCTTAATTAATTCTGTTTCTGGTATAAGTGTTCTCATAGTTTTCTCCTAGTGACAATCTGCCCAGTTATTTCCAATTCTATATTCGCCATCCATATCTATCACACAGCCAAGACGCTTGCCTGCTTCTTGAATAGCCTCAACTCCAAGTAGTCCTATATCCTCTGCTATATCAGGATCACATTCAAGCTGCCATTCATCGTGAACAGTAGCCATGAAATTATACCTTCCTTCATAGGGTTTTAGCAAGTGATTAAAGATAGTTTGTGCAACTTTCATTATCATTGCCCCATCTCCTTGGATCTGTACGTTCAGTGCTTTGTGTGCAGCACGGCAAGGAACCTCACGCCCATCCAAGAGAGTGAGTGTACCCTTCTTTGCTACCTGAAACTTACAGTTCTTAAGCAGCATCTTTAGTGCAGGCATTTCTTCAAGATATCTTTCCTTGATTTTCTTACCAGCACCAGATCCTTTGCCGATGATCTTACCTATCTTCTCATTACCTGCTCCATAGATAAGAGCATAGAAGAAGGTCTTGCTTGAGGTTCTGTCAGGTAGTCCAGCTTTCTCTTGGTTTACAGTATGTATATCATCATGTAGTACAGACCTACCAAACTCACCATCATCCCAGACAGCCATACGATTGGCTAGGAGGCGGGCCTCTAGCCCTGAGGCATCGACCCCTACTTGTACCCAACCATCACGAGGCTTGAAGAGAGAGCGAGCACGGCTGTCTCCTGACACCTGCTGTAGGTTGGGCTGCGATGCAGTCATCCTACCAGTCACAGTACCCTGAGTGTTAACATTACCATGTATCCTACCATCACGAGATGTGGTGGCACGGGTAATCCAATCTTCAAGCATACCTAATAGCTTAATGATATCAAAGTACCGCACTAATTCCTTAGCTTCATGCCAAGGAAGCTTCTTTAGTTCCGCAGAGTCAACCTTGGGGTTGCCCTTGTCTGTCTTTAGTGGCTTCCATCCATACTTATTTCCTAATCGCATAGCAATTTGCTGACGAGATGCAGGATTAAAGTGAGTAACCTTGTCCTTCAGACGTTTACCTGTCTTGTCGGACCAACGTTCCTCAACAATGGGCGGAAAGATCTGACAAAGATTGTCTTCGATCTCCACCTTTTCCATTAGTAAATCCCTTTCGAATTGATCAGCAGCATCAAGATCAAAGCCGAAGCCATTGTCAATTTGTCTAGCAATAATACGAGAGAGGAGGTGCTCAAGTTTAATAGACTTGGGATACTTACCGTAGAAGTTTCTTTGACGAAGATAGATACTCCTTACTAACTCCACATCCCTAACACAATACTTCTCCATTTCTGGTGAGAATTCTGTAAAGTCATGGAAGTCAATCTTCTCCAAGCCAAGGTGTGTACCCCAGCAAGCAAGAGAGTTACCACCAAGTGGATGGTCGAGCTTATCAGGATACATCATACGAGATACAATCAGGGTATCATAGTATGGTGTATCAATTGACCCATGCTTACGTTCGAGCATGGGTAAGTCATACATTGCAATGTTGTGTCCTACAATAAGAGAAGCCTTACGTAGAAGAGCAACACCTAAATCAATGCATTCCTCAGAGAAAGTATAAGTAGCACCCGAGTCAATATCAATTGCAACCATACAAAAGATTCTGTCTCCTTCTGGAATAGGAGATCCCTTCTTATTAATCACAACCTCATTAAGTCCATTAGCTTCAATGTCAAAAGCCAGTCGCATCATCAGTCAAAACCTTTCCTGTATCATCAAAAGCAAAGTCAATCTCTTTTAATCGACCTGTACCATGATCAAACAGTAAACATGTAGCCACACCTGACCTACCAGTAAGCCTGTTCTTTAGTACACGAACAATGGTTGTGTTTGCGACCGCATGATCTGGGTTCTGTCTATCTCTTTCAAGAGCAATGACAGTATTAGGAACACTCGCAAGTGAACCAGAACCACGAAGATCCTGAAGAGTAATACGATCACCCTCTTCATATGCTTTCACTGTCTTCTTAAGTTGAGATACCACATCGATACGAACACCTGTCCTGCTTACCAGTGACCGAAGTTCTTTCATAATGTTATCTATAAGTAACCTCTCGGACGATCCTCCGTTGAAGTCGCTATCTGTAGAAAGAAGGCCAGCAGCAGCAGCGGTAATATGATCAAGAACGATAACATCCACACCAAGAGAAACAGACATAAACTCAATACGAGCACACAGATTCTGAAGACCTGAGTTACCCAAGTGGTCATATATGTATAGAGAGTTGGCTTCCAATTGTTTACGGGCATCTGCATACTCCTCATCTGTTAGATCATCAATGATGTCTATGTTTATTGGAGGTTTACCCAGCTTGGTACGTAACTCATTCATGATTTTCTTTGCTCGAATAGCTCGAACAGGTTTGTTAATCATAAGAGATACCATGTCATCAACTGTTTCTTGGGGAGATTCCTCAAGCATGATTGCTCCAACACTACGGCCTTCAATTAAGTGATGATGAATGATCTCACGTAAGATAGTAGACTTGCCACTACCAGTACCGCTAGCCCAAAGAGTAATTTCACCACTACGCTGGCCGAGAAGGAACTCAGATAGGTTGTCAAAGGGAAAGGGATAGACCTTTGGATCTACCAGTCCCTCATTAATTACCTGAGACACATGAACAATCTCATCCGGTGAGTATTGTTGTGCTTCCCACATGGCATTGATTACAGCCTTGCCTTGATTATTTATGAGACATTCATTAGCATCTTTATAAGGAAGCTTGGCTACCTTACATTTTCCCGGTGGCAGTAGATCTGCTACAGACTTGACTGCTTCTTGACCTGCCTCATCCTGATCGAACATCAAGATAATACTCTCGTAACTACAAAGGAACTCAAGGTTATCCTTGATTGCACGAGCAGCACCAGCAGCACCGTTAGGAAGAGAGACTACAGGATACTTGTTGCCATTCAACTGGCTTACAGTCATGCAATCAATCTCGCCTTCGGTAATAACAATCATACGACCACCAGTTTTACGGAACAAATGCTGGCCCCACAAAGGAACCTGCGTTGTTTGTCCTCTCCATTGGAAGGTCTTGTTCGGACCACGTAGCTTCTGTGCTATCTTCTGTCCATCACGATAGAAGGAAGAAATCTCTACCCTCTTACCTTCTCTCTCAACAGTCGCATAGTCATACTTGCGAGCTGTATCCTCATTAATCTTTCGACTACCAATGGCCTGAAGTTTTCCGTTAAGAAACTTCAGACCATTGGAGTCAGGGGTTTGTTCAGACATCACTTTGGATGTACCTCCGTGTTCATAATATTTACATGAATAGCAATACTTATGTCCATCATCATAGATAGCTAAGTTATCGCCCTTTGTATCTTCATTCTTCGCAGCACAGGCTGGACACCTGCCCCGTGACATTACCTTAGACATTTTTTACCTCACTTACAATTACGTTTTGTCCACGGCATCTTGCAATACAACCAAGTCATCAATGACCGGCCCATCCAAGCACCCGCAGAGAACATCATCACAGAATAAAAGATTGTACCAAGAGTACTGTTAATCCATTCCATCATAGTTTCATCTCCTTAATTTTAATTTCGTCATCATTGACGATCTTCCAAACAACCTTTCCTGTCCATGCTAGACTGATTGCGCCAGTACCGATAGCAACAGGCAGGAAGAACCAACCACCATACAAGGCGAGTGCCCAGTTAATGGTTATAAAAATTATTCCACCGATCAAAGGTCTCCATCCCATGGATCCTCTGGTGATGACAAGCATTGCCATACCTGCTAACAGGCACAGCCCACCGATCCACCCAAGCATGGGTGAGCATGCACTTGATCCAGAGACAGCAGTTACCGCTCCATCTGGCATCGAAGACATACCCGGTATGATGCTGGTGGCACTGCATCCTACCATTATACACGTTGCCAACGCGAGTGTCAATAGTTTAATCATCCAAATCTTCCCCCTTCATAAGTTCAGTCATACGACTAAGACTTGCCTCTTCCTCAACACAAAGCCCAAGCAAATGACCTAAGCCATCTACAGCATCCTCAATTAAAACATCCAGCGGCGTATCTTTAATCATCTAAATCCTCCTCTAATTCATAAGGGTCTAAGATCTCTTGTTGCACTACATCAATACAATCTTCATATAGTATATCATCATCTAAATTAAAACAATCTTCAGGGGGCATACAATCTCCTTCATGTTTCTTTCTTTAATAAGCTGGGTCGGATTCGAACCGACGACCAGACGATTATGAGTCGTGTGCTCTGACCGCTGAGCTACCAGCTCAAGTAGCTCCGCTGGGACTCGAACCCAGACTGTATGGATTTTAAGTCCACTGCCTCTGCCATTGGGCTACGGAGCCAGACAAGGTGAGTTGGTGTTAAAGGACATCTGGGCTTTCTATCGGTTCTCTTTGTACGAAGAGCCATCCGCTACATTATGCCATCAGACTCCACCTCACCCATTAGTCTACGGAGCCTTGATCAATAGTCTCCAGTGGTTGTATCTACAATCTCATAGTCAAGGACTACGCCGGTGTGAGCGAGTTCTTCCCTGAGAGCATCGGTTACATCGTTCTTGTAGTCAAGAGAATTCTCTTGCAGACTACGAACGTAGACCGTCATAGTTACTTCGACTTCGTGATCATACATTATCGCCATTAGTTGTCTCTTTCTGCTTCATAATACATTAGAGTAAGATCGTAATACTTATCACCTAATTCCTTAGCCCATTCTGTGTCATCATCGTGGAGAGCACATGCAAAGCTTTGGATTATTTGAACCAATTCTTCACGACAATAATTGTTCATCGCGTTGTACTCTGAACTATATATGTAGCGTTGGCCTTTCATTATCATTTCCTTTTGTTCACACTCCCGGCACGGCTCGAACGTGCGACCTACGGTTTAGAAGACCGTTGCTCTATCCACTGAGCTACGGGAGCCGGGGGTTATAGTTGTTAATATATATAATCAACTCCAATAATAAAGGAACCCTCTGATCCTTTCTCTGCCCACTGCTTGGTAGCATAGACGGTTTGGATAAGGGTGTCATCGACCCATAGTTTCTTGTTAAGAGAATCAAAGACAGCCTTAAGAAAGTTATCTATATCTGCTCTTGGCATTGCTAACTTAGTTGTCTTAGGTCTACGAATAAACAATTCGACATCAACTTTAATTGGTTGATCGAATGGTTTAAAGTCAGGACCAAGGACAAAGTCTATTATATCTATGATCTCTTCCCGCCATGCTTTATAAGGCCCAGCGAAGTAAGCCCCATGCCGTGAGACACGGGGCCTACTTGCTGCGACGGGACTGATTGGGAAAACCCACTCAGGCATCAGAAGGGGAGATCATCATCCTGATCACCGTCCGAAGACGTTGACTCAGGAGCTTTGTACTTCGAGCCATCGAAACCTTCGGTGGATTCAAAGCCGCAGTCTCCTCCTAGTTCCATTGAATTCTTTTCAATGATCTGAACACCGTTGAGATAGATACTAAGGCTACCATCTCGGGTTAGCAGAGCCGGTGCAAGACGAAGGCGAACCTTGTCTCCACCAAAAGCTACAGCATCTGTTCGTTCCGCAGCCGCATCACGGCAGGGGAATACCTTCACACCCTTCTTAACCAACGTCTTAGACTTGGCTTTCAATAAGGTGCGACCATCATCATCGACACGCATGCCGTTGATCTTTGTTGCTCCACTTTCCTTGACAATAGCGTCAAGCTTCTTCTGAAGCTCCTTGTCAACAAGGACAGTGATACTGTGGTTAGCAGTGTCTTCACCAAACTTATTGTCAGGGGCGTGGAGATGTGACCACACAGCATCCAGTGTGTGTGTGGTAAAAGGACTAATCTTCGTTGTCATCACTAGTTTCACTCCTGTTGGACAGCTCTTCCATTGAGCTGTTAATTCCGTTTACAACTGAGAGCAAGGCAATAACTACCTGCTCCATAAAAGTTTTAATATCATCAACCTTACAATACATTGGCTCTTCAGCCTGAGTATCTTCGGTCTTTGGTTCTGTTTCTGTACTCAATTCATTACCTCCATATAAGGTTTTCCATCTATTACTACACCAGCCCCATTGACCGGCTTTCTTAAAAAGTTACGACCATAATACATTAGTTTGTGGCTCTTGTCAACTCCATTTGGTACATTAAAACCAAATATTTTGTTATCATTAGGACCACAGGTATAGTTAATACCTCCAACCGAATGCACATGGCCTGAAACCACACTGTTTCCTGTTGCTTTCGCAATGTTTAGGGCAGGCGTCATCCCAGATGATCCTGTTCCGTGTACATAATGCACACCATCGATCATAAACTCATGGCTCCACTCCCAGTGGGGTGTACCATAGATTGTTTGATAATCCTTGAGATACATGGAAGGGATACCTGATGCGGCAGCCAATCTATGAACTCTCTCATCATGATTTCCAATACAGACCGAAGCGTCTCTGAAATATTTTTTCCAATTTTTTAGAGATTCCATAACAGAACTATACTCTTGCTGAGCAGCCTCAGCTTCTGGGTGTTTGTTATGAAATGATATAGCGTGATGATCAATTACATCACCAATAAATACAGTTGTGGTTGTCCTGTATTTCTTCTTCATACTACGGCAGAAGTCAAGGTAGTCCTCTCGTTCAGCCGGTAGGTGTAAGTCACCTATTACTAGAACTCTCATAGTTTATTCCTTAGTCATGGTCAGGTATATTCAAAACGATATCTAGATTGTTATCTCTAGGTACCTCGTTAACGACAAAGCTTTGGAAAAGATTTTCCATAAATATATGCATGAGTCCAGCACTTGGAAATACAATCCCAAGTTTCTTAGTACTGCCCGGACTCAAAGCAAGTTTAGTTATGTAATTAATATTATGTTCTAAATCACCTTCACTACTAATAATTAAATTTGTCTTCGACATCTTCCCCTCCTAAGCAAAGAAATATTCTGATTCAATTACACTCTCCAAGTTGAGGCTACCTTGTGTTGGCGGCTCCGATAAATTAGTTCCAAGATTTTTTTGCACATCTCTTTTGAACTGCTCAAGGCAGTTATTCTTATGCATTTGTAAAAACTCTTCTCGTATTAAGTCTCTCATAAGAGGGACGTTGTTTGCATGACACCCATAGGAATCATGTATCATACAGTAATCCTCTATATCATAGTCTATCATACGGTCAATTGTCAAGAACATATGAGCAGCATCTAGAGAATGAATGTAGTTTGGTGAGATTGCTTGGCGTGCAGCCCGAGGATCTGGGTCGCTTGTCCGTACAAAGAAATGAAGTTCCTTGCTACCGAATAGTTTAGCTACAGATCTTCTAGTCTGTGTCTTAGTGTAGTGGTGTATAACTTTGAACCCACTAGGAGTTACCCAAGACAGGTGTTTGTTAAGTGAGCTAGCAACGTCAGCTATTTCCTTAAGCCAACCCTTACCGTTGTTAGAGTTTACTAATGTCTGATCTAATGCAGCCTTAATAGCACGGGCTAACTCAACGATAGCACCACCACGTTTATCTTTTGATATCCAATCAAGATGACCCTCTATTCTAATATATTTCTGTATCCCATAGAAGGTCAGGCCATAGGCTTCGCACATGGTACTACGTTTAGTTACGTTACGATGTATACCTTCTGACCAGTACTCAGAAAACTTCTCTAACCAAGAATTTTCATTGGATTTAAACAAGCAGTATTCTGTTGTTCTATCAGCCACGAATTGATAGAGGTCTTCAGGTTTGTTAGATGGGGAGACACCAGTTAAATGTGCGATGTTCTTATCCCTCATGATAGCAGACCAGTGTTGATTACCATTACACTTGCCATCAAGCTGCACTGGTATATCCGAGCAGCCATCCTCTTTCATTATATCTAAGACAGAGGCCAATCTCTGGAATGATTTGTTCTTTTTCTTAGCGTCATCTACCCACTCCCTATTTTCATAGGGATCCTCATTGATCCTTCTTAACATATCCCAGTTATCATCAACCCATTGTACCCTATCATCAAAGGATATTTTATCCTGATCAAATAGATTCGCAAGGTGTACCTTCCTCCAGTACTCCCCCTCAACCGTTAGTCTTTGCCTGTTAGCCAGACGGATAAGGCCACGGTCAAAGTCAGAGGACTGCGGTGATAGAAGCTCACAAATAGTATACCCTCGGCCCCTGAAATCTAATGTCCATACGTGATAGAAGTATTCCCAGTCTAATAAGTCCTCAGCCAACCGAATTCTAACGAGCATTCTTCCACGCTTCTGCTCATCCTTATACCACTCACCCCACGTTTCCTCCCTAAGCTGGCACCATTTTGCTTGGTCTTCTTTAGTTCCATCTATAGGGTATGGAGCACTGTACATAAACTCCTCAAAGGAGAAGTAGGGTAGGTTAGCTAGTCCTGTGTTGTTCTCAAAGAGATTCTTCATGACATTCAGAACCTCAGAGTTTACTGACCACTCTGTCCTCATCAAGGCATTAAGACCTTTGATTACTAGATCAGATGGCTCGGAAAACTTCTGTTGTTTCTGTTCATCCCCAAAGAAATTATCTTTATACTTCTGAACAACAGGCTTACGTAAGTTAGTGTGTATATACCCACCACTTGCAGCTAATGTATGATCATTCGGTGGTGTTAACATAGGACGATAGATTAACGTAGAGTTTTGTAGTATCTCATGCCGATTGTGTAGTTCTTTTAATACATCAGTATGAAACTCAACAAAAGAATAGGTTCGATAGGAGTTTCTTATCTTCACCTTCTCTTTACGGAGGATAATAATATTAGAAGAAGCAGCGATCTCAAGCATGTGATGACCGAAGCTGTGCTTTTGTTTAGCAGTAAGTTTAATATTCTTCTGCATCTTCTTAGCAAAAGCATTACATCTCTTTACTGTCCAGTTCTTCACGAACTTAGATTGTTTCTTCCAATCTTGATAGTGATCTTCTTTCGCACGCTGGTATGCAATGATATCACAAGCATCACTTGCAATCTGTGTTGCTATTTTCTGTGCTAATGGTGGTGTATGTATGTGATCAGAGTATAGGTGTCCCCAGAATGACGGCGTAAACCAGTGGCGTATGATCGCACGTATGGTAATGTCAGCCAGCTTTCTTGCCCCCAATTCTAACAAAGGATAGAGCCAATCAGGAGATCTCTTAGTGTTCTTACACACGATATCAATCCATTCTTGGAAACTATCCTCTAATTCTTTTACAGAAGAATCAATAAGGCATTGCTCTGGTACCCCCTCATCGGGTGCTCTCTTGTAATCAGACCAGTAGCGGTGCCTGCCATACTCAAGCATGTCCTGCTCATATCTCAACTGTCCATTACGACGGGCTAACTGAACGTCTTCAGTTTCTGTATCCCATATCATTCCCCTAGTTCCTCCCGAAGTTCGTTGTATTCTTCTTGAGTTATCTTACCGAAGGCGAGGTCATAGTTGAGATTGTACAACTCTTTTGACACAATTCTTTCAGAGCCTTCAATTGTTTGTTTGTTTGGTGTATACAACTCTGGCTTTGGACCGGGGTCAATCCCTCTCTTGCGTGAAGCTTCCCGTTTTTGATGCTTTGCACGTAGCTTCTTCCAGTTTTTATGCGCATTGAAAGAACCGCCGTGTATCTGATCTGGTATTGACATATCTCTTCTCCTTATAAGGTGAATAGTACCCTGACCCGGCCATTTTAAGGACAGCACACGCATTAGCAGTGGTCCACCGGGCAGGGACTATTCGTTACCTCACATAGCAAGGGCATGCTGCATAACCTTGCGGCTAGCCTCAGATCCATTACCAATGAGATTACTGTAAGCACGGGATGCTGGCGTAGCCTGACGACCTCTAGCAGATTTGCGGTGCTGAATATGGTTCGTCACAGCGTTGACAGCAAGCCACCAGCTTGCAGGTAGAAGACCTGACTCTTGCTCGAAGGTGTTATCCCATGTACCAATGGTTGCAACAGCCTTGGTATGAGCCTTCTCCTCTTCAGGTGTAATCGGACGAGTAGGGATGTACCCTTCCATATCTTGATACACATCGAAGAAGAATCGACGCAGTTCATTATGACTGATGGGTCGATTGACAAGGGTATCAACCTGATTACGGAACAACATACCTGTGTTCTTGTACTCAGCAAGGATATCCTTAGCCTCTTGCATCTTAGTATCCATGTCACCATGGTGCTTGATGGTCATCTTGTTCTTAGTATCTTGAGCCAACGCCATGTCCATAGTGTTCTTACAAACAACACGGATACTAGTGGGCTTGAGTACAATAGAACTCTTACCATCGTGACCCCAGAACAGAGCCATGTATCGTTCAACAGTATCATCGAGTGATGCCTCAAACGAATCTTGATTGAGCAACAGGTAGCACTTGCGTCCACCTTGGATAGAGCCAGCAGACTCAACCG